TTTGCTCTCAAAAGATATCTAGGATTAACCGAAGAAGAAATGGCGCAAAATGCAACATTGTGGGCAGAAGAAAATAATGTGGCACAGAAAAAACAATCCAAGACAACACAGATGAGAACAGCAGGAGTTTCACAAGCCGACGTTAGTGCGGATCTAGATAATCTAGAAGAACCAACAGCAGAACCAGGCACTGAACAACCAGGACAACAAACAACCACACCGGGAGCACCAACACCACCAGGACAAACTCCGGGTGGAGGAACACAGGTTTAAAATAAATATCGTTATGAAATTGAATGAATTTTTTCAACATACAGAAAATGGCTTCGAGCAACAAAAAAATTATAATGCCGAAGACGATATTTCTATTTTAGACACCGACGATACACGAAAGACTAGATTAACTCTAGGACAAATTAACAAAATGCGACTTGCTTCTGAACAACACGATGCAGAACAGAAGGAAGAAGCAGTTTTCGTTCAAAAAATGTATGGTCAACCACCTGCCGACGATAATATATCTTTGTAATAATATATAAAGTGTGTAACATATGAGCAATACAACAGCATTTGTATTAGGCAACGGCGAATCCCGTAAAGGTATAAAAATTGCTGATTTACAAAAACACGGAAAGGTTTATGCCTGTAATGCCGTTTATAGGACCGAAACTCCAGATTATCTCGTTGCTGTAGATCCCAAAATGATTTTAGAGATTTGCGAAACTGATTATCCCAAAAACAATTCGGTTTGGAGCAACTACAATCATCAGTATGACAAGGTTCCAACAGCAATTAATCATGTACAATGGTTCAAACCCAGCCTAGGATGGTCATCCGGCCCCACAGCATTGAAATTAGCCTGCGATCATGGACACAAACAAATATACATATTAGGGTTTGACTATCAAGGTCACTCGAGGGATCAAAGAAAAACCAGTTTTAAGTTCAACAATGTTTTCAAAGACACCCGTAATTACAAACAAAGCAAGGACGAAGCAACATTTTATGGCAACTGGATGAATCAAACTAAAAAAATTTTCATAGATTATCCAGACATCAAGTTCAACCGTGTGGTGCCGGCAAACTGGTTTCGTCCAAACGACTTAGAATTCAATCCCAATTTCAGTACAGTTGATGTGTTGGACTTCCTGAAAATGTATGATCTGCAGATAAAATTATAAAAATCACGAAAAAGTCTTATTTTGAGACAAATATGGGCCTTTTTGAGCCTATTCTATAGCCGTTTTAGGTTCTTTTATGTAAATACAACACTTATAAGTTAAACGAACGTATACATTTAAAGGAGCACGTGTAATGTCAAATAAATTTGAACAATTATTAGAATTGCTGATTAACGAAGAAAATGAAAAAGCGGAAGCGTTATTTCATGAAATCGTTGTAGAAAAATCTAGAGATATCTACGAAGGATTAGCAGAAACTACTGAAGAAGAAACAGTAGAAGAAAACAAAGAAGAGTCTAAAGAAGAAGCAGTAGAAGAAGCAACTGAAGAATCTAAAGAAGAAGCAGTAGAAGAAGCAACTGAAGAGTCTAAAGAAGAAGGCGAAGAAGTTGAACTTACTGACGAATCTGAAGAAACTGAAGAAGAATCAATCGAAGAAGTAGGCGGAGATGCAACTGACGAGTTAATCAAAGATGTATCTGCTCCGGAAGCCGAAGAAGAAATGCCAGGTGATGAAGAAATGCCAGGCGATGACGCTGAAGCAGAAGGTGACACTGAAGAAAGAGTTGCAGACTTAGAAGATGCTTTAGACGAATTAAAAGCAGAATTTGAAAAAATGATGTCAGGCGATAACGGTGAAGAGTCAGAAGAAACTGAAGAAGAGTCAATAGACGCTCCAGTAGAGGCTGAAAAAACTCCTTTTGAATCAAAAGAAGCGGACAAGGAAACTGTAAAAGAATACAAAATTCCAAAATCTGCTGATAACACTGACAAAGCAGATGGCAAAAAATCACCAGTAAATGATGCAGGAACAAAAATGGGACACGGTGCTAAAAATATAGCACAGGGTTCTGCTGAAGAAAAAGGCAGAGCGGCTCCGACTGCAGAAAAAATCATCGGTGATGTTGCAAACACGCCAGGTAAAGAAAAAGCGGCAATGAAAGCGGCACCTAAGGCGGAAACTGCTGACAAGGCTGATAACAAGAAATCACCAGTTGCTTCTAAGTAATTGTTGATTAATTTGGAGAAGATCTGATGTCATCATTATACCTTAGAGAAAATCTAACGTTTGATCAAGCCAGAGTTCAGGTACTTCATGAAGGTAAGGACGGAAAAGACCTTTTCATGAAAGGAATCTGCATACAAGGCGGTATTAAAAATGCCAATCAAAGAGTTTATCCTGTGAATGAAATACAAAAAGCAGTGAAAACACTCAATGATCAAATCACGTCTGGATACTCTGTATTAGGTGAAGTGGATCATCCAGATGATTTAAAAATTAATTTGGACCGTGTGTCTCACATGATTACTGAGATGTGGATGGACGGACCAAATGGATACGGTAAAATGAAAATTTTACCAACACCAATGGGCCAACTTGTCCGAACAATGTTAGAATCGGGTGTGAAATTAGGAGTATCGTCGAGAGGAAGTGGTAACATTTCTGAGTACGGCGGTGGAGAAGTTTCAGACTTTGAGATCATCACTGTGGATGTTGTGGCTCAACCTTCGGCACCAGGTGCTTATCCAACTGCCATATACGAACACCTAATGAATACAAAGGGTGGAAACATGGCAATGGGTTTGGCGGCTGAAGTTAGAAACGACAAAAAAGCACAAAAAGCCCTTACAGAGGCATTAACCAACATAATAAGAGGACTAAAATAATGTTCGACGCAATATCAAAACTAGTTGAATCAGGCGTTATTGGAGAAGATACAAAAAAATCTATCGAAGAAGCGTGGGATTCAAAAATAAAAGAAAACAGAGAACTAGTAACTGCTGAACTGAGAGAAGAATTTGCTAAAAGATACGAGCACGACAAAAATAACATGGTCGAGGCTATTGATACGATGATGACTGAAAAGTTATCTGAAGAGATCAGCAAATTTGTCGAAGACAGAAAAGCACTAGCTCAAGAAAAGATCACTTACAAAGAATCAGTAGGTGCTCATTCTAAAAAATTAGAAGAGTTTGTATTAAGCAAACTTACTAATGAAGTTAAAGAACTACACGACGACAGAAAATCTGTTGGCGAAAACTTTGCAAAATTAGAGGAGTTCGTTGTAAACGCACTTGCTAAGGAGATCAAAGAATTTGCAGAAGACAAGAAATCTGTGGTTGAAACTAAAGTGAAATTAGTGAAAGAAGCAAAGGCTCAACTGGCCAAGTTAAAAGAATCTTTCATTAAAAAATCTGCTAAGGTTGTAGAAGATGCTGTAACTAAAAAGTTAGGTGAAGAAATTAGCCAACTTAAAGAAGACATCTCATCTGCAAGACAGGTTAACTTTGGTAAACAAATTTTCGAAGCATTTGCTTCAGAGTATCAGGCATCTTACTTAAATGAGAAGTCTGAAACATCAAAACTGTTAAAAGTTGTAGATGAAACTACTTTGAAACTAAAAAATGCTGAGAAATCCATCGAAGAGGCAAAAACGGTGATTGAATCCAAAGAGAGAGAAATTTCTCAAGTTAAGGATTTGATGGAACGTAAGGCAACGATGGCTGAGTTGCTCAAACCTTTGAGCAAAGACAAAGCGGAAGTAATGGGTCAGTTATTGGAATCAACTGAAACTGGCAAATTAAAAGCCGCTTACGACAAGTATCTTCAAGCAGTGATGGAAGACGCTCCTGTGTCAAAAGCAAAGAAAATGCTTTCTGAGGCTTCTGGCGATAAAGCAGGTGCTCCAAGATCAGAGCGAGAAGATGCAGAACTAGGCAGTATTCGTGTATTAGCGGGTCTGTCGAAAATTAACAACTAAACTAAAAAGGAACGAGACAAATGAGTGAATTATTTGAATCAAAATGGAGCGAAACTAAATCAGCTCTAACTGAAGGTTTAGAAGGCAACAAGAAAAAGACTATGGACATCGTGTTAGAAAACACAAAAAGATATTTGTCTGAGTCTGCAACAGCAGGTGCTACATCGGCTGGTAACGTTGCTACTCTAAACAGAGTGATCCTTCCAGTAATCAGACGGGTTATGCCGACTGTTATCGCTAACGAAATCGTTGGTGTACAGCCGATGACTGGTCCGGTTGGACAGATCCACACACTAAGAATCAGATATGCTGACAGTTCTTCTGGAACAACTACAACTACTCCAGGTGAAGAGGCATTATCTCCATTCAAGATTGCGGAAGCATATTCTGGAGACAACAGTTCAACTAAAGCGGCTTCAACAGCAACTTTAGAAGGATCTGCTGGTAAAAGATTATCTATCCAAATCTTAAAACAAGCGGTTGAGGCTAAATCAAGAAAACTATCTGCAAGATGGACTTTTGAAGCGGCTCAAGACGCTCAGGCACAGCAAGGTATCGATGTAGAAGCAGAAATCATGGCGGCGTTAGCTCAAGAGATCACTGCTGAGATCGACCAAGAAATCATTGGATCATTAAACACTTTGGCAGGTACTGCTTTAGCAACTTATGACCAAGCGGCTGTTTCTGGAACTGCAACTTTCGTTGGTGATGAACACGCGGCTTTGGCTGTTCAAATCAACAGAGTAGCAAACATCATTGCACAAAGAACAAGAAGAGGTGCAGGTAACTGGGCGGTGGTATCACCAACTGCGTTAACTGTTCTTCAATCTGCAACAACTTCAGCGTTCGCAAGATCAACTGAAGGTACGTTCGAAGCACCAACAAACACTAAATTTGTTGGAACTTTAAACGGTGCGATGAGAGTATATGCAAATGCATACGCTGGCGACAGTGCTGATGTATTAGTAGGTTACAAAGGTGCATCTGAGGCAGATGCGGCGGCGTTCTACTGTCCATACATTCCATTAATGTCATCAGGCGTTGTACTTGATCCAGCAACTTTTGAACCAGTAGTAGGTTTCTTAACAAGATATGGCTATGTTGAATTAAACAACACTGCATCATCTCTTGGTAATGCGGCTGACTACCTAGGTAAATTGCTGTTACTTCAGGCAACTTAAAATTTGCATAATCTTTAAGATTATCTATTTTGAAAAGGGCGGCTTCGGTCGCCCTTTTTTTATGACTTAATTTTCATTTTCTGTGTGTTTAACGGAAAAAAAATACACTCCATACAAACACAAAACCAAATCTGGTAGTTTTATTCATAATTTTGTGTTCTAAATAATTGCAAGGTTCACCTAGGTGAATCTATAATCAAAGGAGGTCCAATATGGATTATCTAAAGACTATAAAGGATTGGGCAAAAGGAATTGCCGACGTGGGAGTGAGTTTGATCGCGTTGGGAATTGTTTTAGAAATCCTTTTCAACGGTCAAGGTATTCCGTTCTGGCCGAATGTTTCTGTAATAGGAAACGTCCAGGGCGTACTGCAAGGCTTCTCTGATCAAGGATTGATTGGATTGGTGGCAGTTTGGATTTTATATCACATCTATAATAGAAAGTAAACTATAGAAATCATATAACAATCTAGTAATACGAAACCTCATTGTGTGGTGTGACTATACAACTACACCACACAACAAATACAGGAGTGGAAAAATGAAAGAACTGTTAAAAGACAAAACAACATGGATAGCAATAGCGATCATTGTTGTCATCGCATGGTCGGTTTGGTCTGGACAACCAACACCGGAAGTTACACAATAATCAAAAAACAAGGGCGGTGGAGACATCGCCCTTTTTTATAAGCATATTTTTAAATTTATAAATTCCATAAATACAGTTAGTTCAAACGTGCTTTTACTCAAGTAGAAGACTTATGCGGATGACAACCGCGTAGCCAGGAGAACTGGCATTGGACTCCTATAAGGAGAAAAAAAATGGGAAGACCTATAAGAAAAGACAAGTTTGTAGCAAGTTTTGGTGGAGACACATCTGCTAAAATCGCCGTGACGGCCTACAGAACTTTTGGTGGAGCAAAAGTTGACTCCACAACAGCATACATCGTGAACCAAAGAGGATCTAAAAAATTCAAGATCCACATGGAAGACTCTTCAGAAGCAATCATGCTTTTGAAAGCAGTTGCTCCAGGCTCATTGGCCAACGACAATGCTACAGGATACGGTGAATTCTGTGTTCAGATCACATTAGATGACTCAACAGTTGCTTACGTAGAAAAATTCTACAACAACACTGTTCACTATGTGACTACAGGCGGCACTACAGGCTCTGTACCTTACTCGTTAGGAACTGACATTCAAGGTTCTATCGCGGCTGGTAAAGGTAACATCGATATCGTATCTGAGTAATAACTTAGAACACGTGCTTGTTTGGGGGAGTTACACGCTCCCCCAAATTTCATATAAATAATAGCAAATGGCAAAGACTTTAAAAACATCAGAGAATTACACAATCAAGGCAGGTGCAGGATATAATGCAGGATCCGGCACACACACAATAAGTTTAGATTCTAGATATGTTACAATCACAGGTGACCTCACAGTCGAAGGAACAAGTACCACTCTAGACACAACCACATTAAACATAGAAGATCCTATCATTAGATTAGCCAAGAATAATACCAACACAACAGACGTCGATTCGGGTATATTGATCGAGAGAGGTGTTGATAATAATGCGGCATTCTATTGGAATGAAGGTGATGGTGTGTTCAAAGCAGTGACAACTACCTCTGATGGCACAGGAATATCAATCACAGACACAGGATTAGCGAACATCAGAGTTGCAGAACCATTGAATAGTTCGGATGCGGCAACAAGAAATTATGTGGACAGTCAGTTACTCGGTGGAGGATTTTCAATAGGATTTAGGGGTGACGATTCTTCTGTGGTAAGTGTATTATCGGGAAATAGTGTATTGATAGCAGGTGATGCCAACATATCAACAGCGGCCACTGAAGAAGACACAGTGAACGTGACTTTACACAACGATCTAACAAATATCACATCTATCACATCGGATTCATCTAATGGTAACTTGACTTTGATTGCCAATGGAACAGGAGAAATTGTAATCAACGATGTACTAACGTTTTCAAATGCGGCATCCACTCCAACAGCAACCACGATCACCAAACTGTACAACAAGACAGCGGCAGGTGGAGGCACAGGATTATACTTTATTAACTCAAACATCAGTTCTGGAACAGAAGGAGAATTGATAAGTAAAAAGAAAGCAACGGCTTTGGCCATTGCGTTAGGATAAAATATGGCGATTACAAATTTTCAAGTTACAGCAAACACTTCAAGTGCCGCTTTCACGGCCGCGGCCGACACTGCTGTGACAGTAATTTATATCACTAACAAAACATCTTCTCAAGGAACAGTAAACATATACATGGTTCCATCGGGCCAGTCAGTTTCAGAAAATTATAAATTATATAACAACCTCACTATTCATGCCGAGGATACCTATGTCATAGATACTGAAAAATTAATTTTAGAATCCGGAGACAGAATTTATATTGAAGCACCAGATTCCGCGGCACAATTCAACGCAACAATCTCAACAATAGGTTTATAATCTCATGGGTAGACATATTAAATATCCTGAAATCGACGAAACGGCACAATCTATTCAAATTCCAACAGGAACAACGGCCGAACAACCAGTAAATCCAGAAGAAGGAATGATTCGTTACAACACCACTTTGAATATGTTAGAATTTTACAACGGTGTGACATTTGTACAACTTCAAGGAGGATCGGGCGGAGCGTCTACAATCACACGAGATGCTTTTACAATGGATGGATCTACATTATCATATGGACCGTTGACATTCGAACCCAAAGCAGATCAAAATATTCTTGTTTTCATAGAGGGTGTTTTCCAAAAAGACGACACCTATTCCATATCGGGAACAACAATCACTTTAAGTTCTACATTACCGGGAGACGGTGGAAAAACACTTTCTGTTATACACGGATTTGATACAGTTTAATCTATAGAAACAAAAGGTCGCCACGTACCTGGTGAACCTTGTTTGATACACACCCAACCCAATACCGAACCACGTCCCGGCTGACTGTTCCACACAATATCTCCCTGTGCCCATGTGCCGGCATTTGGTATAGAATTTAGATATTGTTGAGTTTGTCCTTGATATCTTATATAGCCTGCAACGTCTAAATCTGCTTTTGGTTTTTTAATTTTTATCCCTACCTTGTTATCAGGACTGATGTACAATGTCGGATCTCCACTGGAGCCTATCGCAAAAGGGTCACTGTTGACAGTGCCCACATAACCGGTGTCACCCTTTGCATCGATCGACACCTCTATGCCATTACTTGCAACCCCAAAAGGTCCGATAGGTTCAATTACGTTGACGCCAACTTTGTTTTTAAAGATGGTCAATGTGTTGGCAACATTTAATTCATTTAATACACCCAGTTCGGTCAGTTTGGATTTTTTTACAGCATTTCCTAATCTGTCTGCCCACAAAACTTCTGTGCCATTTATCCTGACGCTGTTATCAACTTCAAGATCATTGCACTTGGCTTTATTATACAACAACTGTTTTACTTGTATGGTGCCGTTGACATGAAGATTTTTCTCGACCACCACTTTGTCTTTTTCAACAGTCAACATGGTGTTGGGTGCCGTGTCCTTGATTCCAGTTGATGAAAACTTGGAAATCTTTCCTCCAGATATTTTATCTCCTGATATTTCCCCGTTTTCAAAATTGTTGTTTCGTGACGACAATTTTTCCACCAGTTCATTTAGTTTTTTTTCTGCCCATTTCAATTTTTCAGAAATACTATAATTCTCACTTGCCAATCTAGTGTAATACGATTTTGTGGCTTTTTGAACTTTTTCTTCAACCAACTGTTTTATGCTGTCTTCAATGCTCATATATAGAGTTATTTATAGTAGCATATAACGTAGTGTACATGAATTAAATTAACTATTGATTTAAAAACTATATTTAGAATAAATATACTCGTAGTAGGATAAAAAATGGCAATACAACGAATACCTGGCAATATGTTAGAATCTAACCTCGTTAGAGAAGGGGTAGATTTAGCATTTCAAACCAATTTACTATATTTAGATGTCAACAACAATCGATTGGGTGTTGGCACAGACTCACCGGGATACACGCTTGACGTTAATGGACTAGCAAATTTTAGAAATAATGTTTCCATAAACGGTGATTTAACAGTTGTAGGTACCACGACCACAGTAGATTCACAAAATTTAGTTGTTGAAGATAATCTACTGGTTATAAATTCCAACAATTCCGCGGCAACCGATGCTGGTATAATGATCAACAGAGGTGGAGCAAGTGATCCGGCAGTTCTGTACTGGGATGAATCATTGGATGTTTTCCGAGTGGGAACAACCACATCGGATGGATCTACCAGACAAGATTTAACTGGAGTAACTCTAGCAAAAATACAGGCGGCCGATCCTGTGGGAGATGACGACCTAGTCACCAAAAGATATTTTACCGCAAATGCATCATCGATAGCAGATGGTCAGTCACTGGCTCTGGGAACACCCGGTGATTTCAACGATTTAAATTCCAACACAGTAGAAACATCATTCACTGATGGGGCATACACACAGATTGGCTCTGCCGACAGCGTCACTGAAGCGATCGCGGCTCTCAATGAAACAATGGAAAATATTCGTGAAGGCACCTATGTACAAACAGTAGACTTTACAGCAGATGTTACCACAGGATCAGCAGGTCTAGTGGTCACACTCACAATCACTCATGTGGGAGGTGGTGCAGATAGATACAACATTGATTGGGGAGACGGCAACGTGACCACAGCAACAACTGATTCTACTCCAAGTCATACCTATTCATCAAACGTGGGATCACCTTTTGATGTGACTGTGAGAGCATATGCCAGCGGTGCTGTGACAAACTCCGCGGGATCGTTTGCCACAAAAACAAGAACAGGATACATTGTTATCTATACCGCGGCTCCGGCAACAAACTTTTTCATATATGCGGCATCGTCCGGTGGATCAGCGATCACTAAATCAGATAGTGGATCAACTGTGTACCTAGAAAACACAACAACAAATACAACCAGTGCCACAGTCACTTATGAAGTCGATTGGGGAGATGGAAATTCAGAAACTATCGCTTCAGACTCTGCGGCGGGCGGTGTTTCGGGATCAAGACTATCACACACTTATACAAACTCCGCGGCGGATGACGGAAGCACAGTGGCAGGTACAGGCGCAGGTGATACTCGTTACAGAATAAGATTAACTCTCTTGACACACTCAACAGCAGACCCGGCCGAGATACCAAAGTCAACGGACAAGAATTTTGATGTTTACTCAACACACACACCAAAAATTGACATAGCCGATTCCACACTGAGAGGTATCAACGAAGAATCCACTAGTGGTTTTCCGGTCACGTTCATCAATGGCACAGACACCGATCCGGGATCACAATCTGTGTTTACTTCGAACATATACTCGTGGGATTTTGGTGAAGGTGCATCAGCAACCAATGTCAATGTTGGTTCTGGTGGTACGGGTGACACAGGACAGACCATCGCTAACACATTTAATTTGAGCTCCGGAGAGCAATCAGCAGGAACAACACAAACTTATGATGTACAATTAAGTTTGGCCACAGGACATTCAACAACACCTTTCCAATCAGCAATCACACAGATCGTTGTGGAACCAGATGTTAGAGCAAACATAGCCGCTACCGCGGTGACTGTTTCAACTGGATCCGGAGACAATCAATACACATTGTACGACACAACAGATCTAGACGGCAATGTGAGATCGTTAACAAGATTTACAAATACATCACAGAATGCTGATGATTATGATTATGATTATTTTGATGACTCAACAGACATAGTTAATATAACAGAGGACGGATCGTCGGCAGGAACCATCGCGGCCACAATAGATAAAGATTTCACAGGAACAGGTGCTGGAGCGTTCACAACAAGATTCCGAGCACACGGCACCCCCGATACCATAGAACAGGACGACGAAGAAACTATAAATTGGACAATGAAATCAACACCGGCGGCTCCGGCGGACCTAACCACAAAATCAATCACGTTGGTTGATTCCGTACAGGGAACTTCACCAAAACTGTGTGCCGGGTTTGATGACAACACATCATCATTCACTTCACAATCAGCGGGTGATTCGTTGAACACAACCACTGCGAGAAGATACACAACCACGACCACAATTGACACATCAGTGGCGAGCAATTTCTACAACGGGGCATCGGGCACACTGTCAGCGGCAATCAATGCTTCAGCAGATGGAAGCAAAGCATTCACAACAGCAGAAGGTGAGACCGGCACATTCACAAGTTTAGTTGTGACATCTAATGTGGACTATGACACTGTGGATAGCACATATCCTCAGAGATTGTTTCTGGTTGCTTCAGCAAAAATCACAAAAAATTTATCAAGTTACACAGTGGGTTCAAATGCTCAAAGACTGGAACACACAGCAACAGGAAATACCAACCTAGTTTATGTGGTTCGAGATGACATCACAGCAACCCCTACAACAACAATCGGTACAGTGGCAGAAGGTACAGCCGGTACGTACGAGTATATTTCTGGAATTCCTTATTATGATTCGGGTTCACCAACTTTAACGGTGACCGGTACCACAGTATCAAACTTCACAGGACAGGCATACGCAGACATTTCCGATCCACACGAAATTGATCCGGGCACTGTGTCCGAGGGTTCTGGTTCCATTATTTCTAATTTAAATTTCACATATGCCAATGTAGATGGATCAAGTACTATGTTGACAGGAGGCATACCGAATGTGGACACAGGAGTAGCATCTCCTTACACATTGGGCACATTAACAGCACCATTAACAAGTTCATCAATGTTCTCTGTTTCTACTATCAAAGCAAGATCCGCCAACTGTAACGGCGACGGCGCTTACTCAGAGGACTCAACAATGATACAAGTTTTCACAGCAACACCGGGAGGTCTAAACAAAGATCAGGGTGGTATCCTCGTCAGTGACTCTTTAGGAGCAACACACGACGACGATGCTGTGCGAATAAGCGGATTGGGTTCCGCTTCGGACACACCGTCCTTCTCAAATGCCGACTACTACACAAATAATGCATGGACCGGTGCAGTGACCGTGGCAGGAACCCAAGAAGCGATAGTTCGACCAACAAGTACCAGTACTGGCACAATACAGCACGATACCACAAATTACAGTTCTGGGTACCTACCTGCGG